TTTCCTCCCATGCTACAAATTTTGCTAAAACAATAGGAGAGATTACTAATTGAGCAATTCTAGTAGAATATGTGGTAATAAAATAAGGATCTTCGCCATTATTTTTTAGCAGAACTTTGATATTTCCGCGATAATCCGAATCAATAATTCCCGTTCCATTAGCGATTTGAATCCCTATTTTTCCCTGAGAACTCCTATTGAAAATAAAGCCGACAAAGCCTACTGGAATTTTAAGGGCTACTCCCGTATCAATCATTTTTTGATCGCCGGGATAGATAGCAACATCGCTAATGGAGAATAAATCTGCTCCTGCATCGGTAGGATGTGCCCTATAAGGAGAGGCCATAAGGTCATCAAGGTTAACTAAAATTTTTGGTTGCATGTACGGTTGAACTTTCATAAGTAGCTTTCTAGCTGTTGATCTAATACTTTAACGTTTTCTTCACCAATAGCATCTTCACAGTATGTTACTAAGTCCATTAACTGGTAATTACGAAATAGGTTATCCGCCCCAAACTCGTTAAGGGCTGTGATATACTTATATTTACCAGATAAAGGCATGTTAGCAATAATATCATAAACGGAGCCATATTGTTTAACTAAATCTAAAGCCCTTTTAGGGCCAACCCCAGGTACTCCCTTAACATTATCACCACTATCTCCCTGTAGTACCTTAATACTAATATATTCGTCTCTAGTACATTCGTAGTGTTCGTGCCAGTTATCTACTGTATATTCTTTTCTTGTAACAAAACTAAACTGAGATACACCATCATTAATAAGTAGGTTCCAGTCTCTGTCTGAAGATATTAACCATACTTGATCTAGTCCGTATTTTTTTCGCTTATTGGTAATGTATGCGGCAATATCATCTGCCTCCACTCCAGGGAATCTAACCACTGGAAAAAGTCTATCATCATCATATTTCTGTAAAATTCTCTGCATTTCGGCAAAGAACTCTTCAAATTTTGTCGCTTCTTCAGGTGTCTGATCTTCATACTTTTTCTTTCTATTAGCCTTATACTCAGGGTCTAGAGCTTTTCGGTAACTAGAAGAACCCATATCTCCAGTAATTATTAGCTTATCACACTTATATGATTTTTTAAGACTTAACACTGTACGCATATAGTCTTCAGCAAAGTTTTTAGCCCCGCTGTGAAGGTATCTAAACCCAAGGTTGAGACTATCTACTACCATTAAGCTTCTTTCCTCGTTACTATTAATTTCTTTAAATGACTTCATATAAATTGTGGTTTTTCCTGTACGATCCATTCTTCCATAAGGGAAACATAGAAGTCACCCTTACTAATGTAAATATGATCTATGTTATCTGGAATATCTCTATACGCTGCGAATATCTTACTTCTAGCAAACTTGAATAGTAATAATGGTTTTTTATTTACCTGCCTACCTTGACGCACAGCTTGCTCCCAGAACTGATGTAGCTGAGAGTTAACAGAAGTTAAAACCTTACTAGTAAGGTGGTCTTCTTCATAGTTCTTTACTTCAATTGCATAGAGATTATTTTCATTGGGGATATATAAATCACCTTTAAGGCCGTGTTTAGGGTCTAGGGCACCAGAACTAGGAACTCTTTCAAATTGTAGTCCTGTTAGCTGTCTTAGTTTATCCCTAATTATAGTTTCACCTCTAGCACCTTTTGAGTTACTAGTTACCATTATCTACTCTTTCAAAGTTCTTTTCGAACATTTCAATAGGTAGTTTACTTGTTGTATCTTTTCCAAAGCGATGAAATAGTACACACTTTAGTCCGCCTATATACTCAATACTACTAATACGTACTAAGTCACTCTTATTATTCTTATTTTGATATCTATAATTTATATGAATCATTCTATTCTCGATATATTGTTCTCTTTAATTACACTAATTTTTTCTAATAGCGGATGACTAAAACCATGAGATATTAAGAAAGTATTAAGGGACTCTTCTTCTAAAAGAACTTCAATTAACTTTTCTTTACCCTCTGCATCAAGGTTTTCCACGGTTTCATCTAGTATAAGGAGATTAGTCCTACTATTTGATAAACTTTGCATGAGTTTCCGGATAGCTAGCAGGGTAGCAATATTAACGCGAGCACGCTCACCACTAGATAAAGCGAGTATATCAATATCCCGACCATTATCAGTAATAACAACATTTAGCTTATCCGATACAACAACAAACGATAACTGGAATCTTCCGCCTGCTAAAACACTTAGGTATTCGTTAGTTAGCTCTTCTAAGTCTTTGACTAAACATTCAATCTTATAGGCTACTAGTCCCGTAGTGCTGAAGGTTTTAACTAGAATAGATAGTTTTGAAGCTTCGTCCATACGTAGAAGTAGTTCTTCACCAAGATCACCTGCTTCTTGTTGCATATCTTTCATTTGAGCCGCAATAACTTTAGCTTTAGAATTGTGTTCAATTACTACTTTATTTCTAGCACGCTGCTTTGATATTTCTGCTTCAATGCTAGATATTTCAGTTTGTAAAGACTTAATCTCTGCCTTAATAGTATCAGCATTTAGAAGCTCAGTAGGCATATCTGGGTCATACAAGCTATGATATTTTTCCCATTCTTGTACTTTACGCTCATATGCTTGCCATGCAGACTCAGCAGCAGTGGCTTCACTAATCTTAGTGTTTAACTCTCGTAGTCTGGCTTCTAGTTCTGGCTTCTTTTCCTCAAACTTGATAACTCTAGTAAACATTACTGAGTTATCCATATCCTGAGAGCAGGTAGGGCACTTAATAGTTTTAGTACTAGGCTTCTTGGATAGTAATGCACCTTCTTTAAGTTCTTGACTAATAGTACTAACTTCTAAAGTCCACTCTTTTAGATCGGAGTGTATAGGCTTTATACGAGCGGCATCAATTTCAATAGAATCTAGAATACTTTTATATGTTAGATTCTGAGAGATTTTCTTGTTAGTGGTAGTAATGTTACTAAGATCATTATTAAGTAATGTAATACGCTCTTGCTGTTTAGTGGGTGGTAGGCTTTCTGGTTCCACGTCTCTGATAGCTAAATCTTCCTTAGCATACTTAGCTAGCCAAGACTGTACTGTTAGTAGTTTAGCATTAGTAGTATCTACTTGCTTTGTACTATTACTAGCAAGTTCTTTAAATACATCCAGCGCTTTAGTATATTTACCAAGGTTAAGTAAATCGATTAGGAACTTTTTTCTTGCTGAATCCGTCGCTGTGAGGAACTCCAGCGATGAAACGCTGCTCTGGTATACGACTTGGGCAAACGTCTTACTGTCGAAGCCGAGGATATTTTCAATCTGCTTATACGTTCCAGTAGCAGTATGGGAAGAAATATCAATCCCACCACGAGTAAGCTTAACACTCCCGCTACTAGCAGTACGAGTAGTATTAACTGTATACTCAGCCCCATCGACATCAAAAATAACACTGATAGCATAGTTTTTACTTGTAGAGTACCTATTTAATACATCGGACTTCTTAATTTTCTTAGAGTTTGAGTTAAACAACCCTTCTTCTAAAATAAGTGCAATTGAACTTTTACCATGTCCATTCTTACCAACTAGTTGAGTAAGTGGTGCCTGGTCTAGATCAATTTCGTTATTCTCACCGTATGAGAATACATTAGAAAACTTTAGTTTTTTAAACTTAATCATCAATCTTATCCATATTATTATTCAATATCTGCACACAGGCTTCAATTGTATTTTCGTCTAAAGCTAGAATATATGTTAGATACTCTTTAACTTCTTCAGCTAGTGTAAGCTTAGGGTCTAAAATAAGAGCAGTATCGGAATCACGCTTAACTACTTTTTTATCAATTAGTTCATTATCTGCCATATTAGCTAATTCTGCCATATCGCCCTCAATCTCGAAGATTGTATGATGATAATCAGTCGCTTCCATAGGGTCACCTGCCTGAATGGTCTTACGTATTAGCTGGGGTAGATTTAACTTAATCCACTCATGTGTATGAGTATCTGTATCAAATAAAATAACACCTGTATCAACTACAGTACGATGAAAGCTAGTAGTTAGAGGACTACCAGGATAAAGTATATTACGCTGAGAATTTTCATAGCTATGTAGGTCTCCTGCTAGTACTGTTTTCCACCGATCAAAAATAGCTAAGTTAACCTCAGGTTTAACATGAGGGGGAATTTCGCCTCTAACGTGTGTAAATAGCAGATCTGCATGAAAGTCTATATATGCCGGATTATATTCTTTTAGTTTATTATAAGGAATTATATCAAAGGTATTATCTGGATGTGTATAATAATCGTCTATAACTGTTACTAGCTTATTTAATCTAGTAGTAACATTTTTTAAATAGGTAAAGAAAGTAGTATCTTTCTTTATAGATTCATGGTTACCAGGGTAGATAAGCGTTGGAATCCTACAAGAAGCTACTAGGTCATAGTAGACTTCTAGTTCTTCCATATTAGGTAACTTATCAAAGATATCACCGCCAATAATAAACATATCGGCGTCTTCTTGCCACGCGTGTAGTTGGTCAATAAGTTTTTTGTATCTATTCTTAGCCCACGGTACTGGTACATTCTTTTGTCCCAGCTTGATGTGAATATCACAGGTGAATAATATTTTCATTTTAGTATAAGTAAAAAAGCCGCTATGAAGAAACCTCATAGCGGCTATTTATTAACCTAGCTCGTTTACGGCTTCAGCATCGACACCTGGAGCACTAGTTGCTTCTTCTTCATCTACACCCTTTTTCAGGCGTTCTAGCAGAGATTTAATTTCTTCGTAGGTAGCACGAGGAATCTTCTCGTCGATTGAAAGAGCAGTACTAGCTACTTCGCGCTCAGCTTCTGTAAGAGCACGCTTTTTCAGCTTCAGCTGACTAAGGGTGTATTCTACGTTGAAAGCTAGTGGTCCTGTTTTAGCGCGCTTAAACACGATATCGAATCCGGTATCGAAGTCAGTAGGGTCGAGACTCAGGTCTTCTGCTGCTGAAAGAATTTGTTCAAACAGCTTCTTTTTAAGGTTAAGTACTTTAACTTTACCGTCCGTAGGGTCAATACAGTTAACTGCATATGCCCACGAACACTTTAATTCTGGGTAGAACTCTTGAACGCAGTCATGCTCTTTATTATTGAATTTCTCCGCTTCGCGGTCAAAAGCTAAGCATTCTACAGGTAACTGTTTACCATTCATACCCTTAACCCAATAAATATATCGTGGTAGAATACCCCCAACTAGACGGACAACGTTTTCTCCATCTTTATAGGCATACGCCTCATGACTTGCTTTTTGTGCTTTACCTTTTGTTTTGCTAAAATCTAGTGCCATTTGTTATTTCTCGTATTTAAAAAATATATCTGAATCTGTTATTTCTAACAGCGGATTGTGTTTTATTCCTTCCAGGTTTAAATCTGGATAGAAACTTCTTTGCAAGCCTTTATACTTATATGCTTTATACAATAAGTAATCGCGTTTTGCAGCGAGTTTTAGATACTGAATCTTGTAAAGTATGTCAGTATTTTTATCCAAAAGTAATCCTTCTGGATTTAGAAGAAAAGAGTGCCCAAATAATGACACTCTAGAGGGTGGGTATTTATCCCACTTGCTAGGTATAACCTTACCTTTATAGTGATGTTCTAGTAAGGTAAGTAATTTTGTATTATTACCTTGTGCCTGCTCCTCTAATAAATGCATATTAAAAAATAGAGTCAAAGTTCCCCCTTTTGAATATCTATTATAGCATAAACGGCAGCTAGGGTCAAGTTAAAAATTAATCATCAATTTATATCAATGCTTAACTATTACTCAATCTCCCACCCTTTACGCTGATAAAGAGCTAGACGCATTTT